AAGTCTCTGTTCCATAAACGTCTTGAAATGTTATTTGGTTCATAAATTTATTTTCAGCCTTTGGTTCTTAACCTCCGGCTATTCTGGGTAAACACCCATTAGTTAATAACTACTAAGCAGGATATATTTTTTCTTGTGAAGTTTCTTCTTCACTAGAATCTTCTGATCCTGCTTCTTCTTCAGTAGATTCTTCTACTGCTTCTTCAGTAGTTTCTTCTACTGTGTCGGCAATTGTTTCATTTTTACTCATAGCGATATAAGATTAAATAGATTTGTAAATTCTATTGAGAAGCCCAAATACCTGATTGAGCTACTGTATACCACTGACTAACACCATCCGAAACTAATGTAATATAGTCCCCAAGAACATTAGACGCTGCAGTATTTTTGATACCTGTTCCTCCAGCCGGAGCTACAACAGCACCATCATCATTTGTTGCTTTTGCTTGAATAGTATCTGTTCCATCTGGATCAATTAGTATTTCTCCACTCGCACTTCCACACTTAAACGTGTAGAACAATCCTGAAGTTGAAGCTGCAGGAAGAACAAATGTTTGAGTAGATGATGCTTTTGTAGCAATCATTACTAAACCAGATTCTGCCGCAGTTAAAGTATCTCCACTTCCTGTTAGCTGAATTTCAGCTGTGTGCCTAAGACCAGTAACGGCTCCAGACAAATTCAATGCACCTGATAAGGTAACTGTTTCTGCTGAATTAAGACCGTTATATTTTACAACTGGTACATAATCTTCTATGTAAGTTGATGTACTCATTTTATTTTTTAATTAAACCTTCTCGGATCAAGTCCGGTAAAAGGAATGAATAATCTTTAAGTCAATCCTACCATTTGTCCCTGTAGGCGAGGGTTCTCTGAAATGAAATTTCCAGCATAGACAAGATGACCTATTTCAGCCAACTGATCTACAGGACTCATCATATCTCGGAAGTTAAATCCACGTGTTGATGGGATTCGTCCAGGTACTCCTAGAGGAACACCATCATTACTTTTCTTGAAATTAACTTGCTTTAGACCGGAAATATTAATTCCCTTAAATCCAAAGTAATTTGTGTTAATAAGGAACATCTTTCCTGATGGAATTTGCTCATCTTTAACAACTGGTGTTCCTCGGAAAAACAACACATCAAATCCTGCCTGTCCTGCCATAGCAGCAGTTGTAGGCACCATTCCAAATGCGTTCATCTTTGGATAACCATTTTGTGTATACCCAGCCCTTACAGTTGGTTGCAACAAAGACTCATATGTAGACCACAAAGTCTTTGTAGTAGCAATAATATCAGGACTATCATTACCAATTGAAACTGAGTCATAAGCCGTAGCCATCTTAGCAAGTGTCAAAGCACCAGCAGATGCTAGATAATAGCCTTTTAGGGTTGTGTAAGTTGTTCGTGACAGAGTTCCATATGTACCAAAATTAGTACCATCATCTGCCGCGTTGTAGATTGAATCCCAAGAATTACCTGATCCTGTTCCAGTCCACAAATTAGTAGCCATGACTTGCATCAATGACTGTGCTTGTGAATCAAACTCTGCTTCTAAGAGATCAATTACTTGTTCATCTCCTTGATTTAAAGTTTGTTCAATATTTGCAATAACAACTGGCTTATAAGCCATTTTTGGTCTAAAAGTCATAGTTGTTCTTACATTCTGACGATCTGTATCAAGTTTATCCGCAATTCCGGTGTTTCCACCATTTGTTGAATCTTGATACTTAACAATAACGTCATAGGAAACACCTGACTTCCAAGGTTTTGCATTTTGCAAAAGTTTCATAAGAACAGGTGAACCATTAGAAACTGTATCGTAACATTTAGGTACAATATAGCTTCGAGTAACACTTGTTACTGCTTCACTAAATGTCATATTATTTTAGAGTTATTTTTTACTCTTTAGATGAGAAAGATATTCAGCTGCACCATCAAACCTAGACATTTCCGTTGGGTCATAACCAGAATCATCTGGTAATTCTCCACCAGAGCCAGTTGAAATTGGATCAACTTCACGCGTCTTGAGATTTTTGACTGTTCGTTGTTCTACATCAACTGCAGTTTTTTTCATGTCAGACATATTTGTATATGCCGTTTTCAAGTTATTAAATCCGTATTTATTTGCGTGTTGAAATAATGCGTTTTCGTCTAATTTTGGATCTAATGTTTTTATATTAGCCAATTCTATTTCAACTGCTTTTTGTATACCAGCTACTCTTTCTTGCTCTATTCTCGTAGAGTTCTGTATTTCAGCAAGTGCTTCAGTTTTTGCTAATTCAATTACTTCAGCATAATTCTCTGGGACATAATCGTCCTTTTTCCATTCTGGTTCATCTTCAGAGATGCTTTTAAGTTCCTTTTCACGTTCAATATCAGCTAATGCTTGTGATTTTCGCGTAAATTCTGGAAGGAAATTATCTTTCCATTCCTTTTGAAGTTCGTCTGCTGTTACTTGTCTCCCATCAGGAGTTTCGTAAAGCATAGGTTCTTCTGGAGTAGTTTCAGGTGTAGGATCCGCCTCAACTTTCTCCTCTTTTGGTTCTTCTGGGGTTGGTGTTGTTTCCGAAGTTGTCTCCGGAGTTTCTTCACTCCCTGTAAGTTCCATATTACTTTCTGGTATTTCTGTCATGTTTTTGATTGCCATCATCTTAACTTGCCCTTGCGGGTGAAAAAATGTCGCTTGATCTAAATTATTTTAATAATACACTATTTTCTTCTACGATACATTGATTGTGCAACTGCATAAGCTTGTCCTTTTTTTGGCTTTTTACCTCTAATTCCTTCTTTATGAATTTTCTTGATTTTAGCTCTTATCCATTTTTCTTTTTCTGTTGTCATTCTTCTAATTTTTCTTTTCGTCTTTGACGACTATTTGAAAATTCTCTTTCTTCTTTTTTTTCGTTATTTTTCTGGACTTCCTCTGCTACTAATATTTCTGGATTAAGTTCTATACCAGCTTTTGCTGCTAATTGAACTTTACCATCAGGAGGAAGATCCATATAAGCAAGACTTAATTTAATTGGATCCTCTTCAACTTCTGGAACAATTTGTGCCATTTCTTCCTGTGGAATACCAACTGCATACGGTCTGTTCAAATCAAAGATAACTCTATTTTTCGCTTTTTCAGCGGGTGAATCATATCCAGCAGTTTCAAAGTAATCAACCGGTGAGAGAAGTCCTTTCTCTACATCCCCTTGTGCCTGCTCAAACTTAAATTGTCTATCTTCAGGAAGTGTTTTACCACTAATAACTCTAACTTCTGTTCCGTCTTGAAAGTCATCTTGAATCAAAGTAAGTATTTCAATTGAAGCAGTTTTACCAAGTGATTTTGCGTAGTGATGTTCAGTGTATCTAACTTTTGCTAATTGATAAAACCAATTAAATAATTCATAGTTTACATAATCTATTACTTGCACAAGTTCATTAAGTCGTAAAAATGATTGGTCAATAAGAGCAAGTCGCCCACCTTTTGTTTCTTGTCCTTCCCTAATTCCTTTAAATGCAGATGAAGCTGCCATAATGTCATCAATTTCTCTCCGTGAATCACGCATATTCTCAACAACAAAAGCAGGAAGTGCTGGACCAGTTTCTCTCTGGACTCCTTGAACAGCTCCCTTACCCCAGATTAATCCCTCTGTTTCAAATCGCATACGTTGAGCATCTGCTTTATCCATAACAGTAGAATCAACTTTGATAATTCCATTTACCAATTTTGAGTTTTGTGTAATATCTCTTTTGGTTTCATCAATATTCTCTTGAAGTGGTGCAGATTGAGTAATCATATCTGTCTGTCCAATTGGAGAATTTTCATTATTAAATAATGTAGCGAAAATATATGGCTTTCTTGGTCTATCAAAATGATTAAAATAATAAGCACTTAATTCTATTGGTCCTTCTATATTTTCAAAAGTTAAAATTTCTTTACCTTCATCTTTTGCTTTCTGATAAGCTAATCTTTCAGGTTGTGATCTTCTTGCTCCCTCAAGTAAATTTCTTCGTGCTTTTCCTTCAGCGTCTTTTAATTGTTCTTCTTCCTCTCTTGTTACCATCAAACCATCCCAATCCCAATACGGATTTCGTATTCTTCCAAGAATAAGATTATCCATTTTAAAGATTACATAATCCCAACACCAAGCTTCTAAATATTTTACTTCTTTGTTATCTACCAAAACATCAGCTTCATTTGTGTAACCATACTTTTTTAAAATCTCATTCTTTTTCATTGGAAATCTTTTTATAACCGCAGA